TTCAAAAATTTGAAAAAACCTTGACTATAGATTTCAAAATAGCTATTTTTGAAACTTTCTACATTTTAAAACCTAGACGAAATTACTTAGTGTAACTGAAACTTATCAATTGTTGCAGGCACGTCTATTTCAATAAAATGAATTAAAATGTGAAAGTGTATTTTAATAATAAAAATCCTATTAATGTTACGGGAAATAGGAATCCCAAGCACAATACCGTAGGAATTAAGACCAAAAAACCTTTCAAACCTGTCATTGAAACGATAATACCAATTTTAAAGTAACCTAAAATTGAAATTGAAAACATATCAAATCCACAAACAAATGAACAGAATTTCTTGATTAATGAATTAATTAATCCTTTTGAACAACAAAAACAAATATTAACAGGTTGTTCACATCCTAAACAAAAGTCATTCATTATTACTTCATCAACTCGATTAAAACTAACACCATCTCTTTCCAAGATTTTAGCATCTAAATAATCTAAAAAAGTTTCTGAGTTGTTCAATAAATCCTGAATGTATCTGTCAGTGAAATAATAATTTGGAAATTCAACTTTGTCACCATTGTCGTGGATCAAAATGTTTAAAAAGTTTATAATGACTTTTTCAAAAAAGTTTTTCAATGAGGTTATTTTGGTTTTGATAAAAGAACAAAATGATCTTAAAGTAGTACATAAGCCATTACTGTCTAGTTCGTTTTCAATGTAATGTTTCAAATATTGAAATTCCAATAATTCAGCTTTAGTAGATCCAAATTTCTCCACGGCATCAAAGACTATGTCCACGGAAGAATCATGAACCTGACTCATACGTTCATCAATTTCGGCAACGATGGGTTCATAAAATTTTTTCAACAAATTCCATTGATCATTTGTGATATTTTTAGCATACAGTTTTAGTTCTTCTTCATTCGTAACTTTTTGATGTTCAAATAGAGCTTCATTAAAAATTTCACCAGAATTGTCATCGACTGTTAAAAATTCTTCTTCATTTAAGTCTAAAGATTGTTCTTGTTCAATTGGGAAATGATCTTCTTCATTGTAGAGTTGCATTTCTTTCAATTTTTGTCTTTTTTCAAAAAAATTTGTTATGTCTTGTTGAACATCAGACTTAACTTCAGCAAAAAAATCAGAATCTACAACAGCAAAATCAGAATCGGAGTCAATTGTTTCATCATTAGAGAGACTAACAGAAAACAAGTTTTTAAACCAGTTTAAAAAGTTTTTGATGATTTGACAAATTGAAAACAAACCTTTAACCTTTGAAGCTTTCAACCAATTTACAACTAAACCACATTTTTTACTCCAATGATCTTTATGAGCTTGACGTCTTGTAATAAAAGCATCAAACGAAGTTTTGGCACAAATATGTCCTGAACAAACAACAAAAAACGCTTTTTTTAGACCGTTTTCGTTTACAACAAACTTGTGATTGATTACTTCTATCTCCGCTTGAATGTCCAAATCAAAAAATACTTTAGTCATTGTAACAGAATTAAAATGACTTCGATTATTAAGCTTCAATCGTTTGAAAGATTTTGAGATCTCTTCTATGGTAAAACCGTTATCAATCAGGGATCTAACAAAACAACCACCAGGTCCGTAAGGGTGATCTTTATTAAAAATTCCTTTTACATAATGACAAAGTCCTACAGAAAAAACACCAATGATGTCTGTTAAAAACCAAAACCTTTTAACAACATTTTTTTTGATACTTAACAATTTTTTTGCTTTTTCTTGCCGGATTTTGAAATTTTTGCTTCTTTCATATTCAACTTCAGTTAAGGGTCTATCACTTGTTATGATGTTTTTCCTTCCTAATAAGCAAGTGAAACGTCTATCATGAATTAATTTTGATTCATAATTGCAAGTTGTTCTGTTTGTATCATCTACCTGAGAAGGACTTCTTGATTCATTTTGAATAAACAAATTTGAAATATAACAAAATGGTTCAGCTTCACCGTTTAAACAACTTGTAACGTATTTGAAATCATCTTGAAAAATTTCAGTATCGAAATCATCAGAATTAGATTCGTCATCCGAGTCAGATCCGGTTTCAGTTGTAGAAAAATTTTCGACTTGTGTAATGTGCAACAGCGGTTGCAATTTTATCGGTTGTGGTTTAATGATAGTAGGTCTAGGATTAATAACTTTCTTCTTTGGAACTTCCGGTGCTTTTTCCGACTTCAACGGTTTCTTAGTTATTACTTTTGGAATGACAGAAGGTTTAACTTTAACTTCTTTAGGTTGTGACATCTTAGGTTTTAAGTTAATATTCAAAGAAATTAAAATAAATTCAGCCAAAATTTTAGCCTGTTGGAAAAATCCTTTAACCATTTTTTTTAAGAAATCGAACATTAAGATCAATGTTGTTTTTGGACAGCAAATACTTCCAACATCAGTAACGTCTGTTTGGGTGAAAAAGAACTTTTTCAATAAATTTTCTCCTTGTTGTTTTAAAAAGAAAAATTTTGAAGTCAAAAACTTTTTTATTTTCTTGTAAGTTTCTATGAAAAATCCTTTGTTATCTTGTTCGTCCTTAGCAATTTCAAATTCGACTCGAGCCATTTTTTCGACACTTTCCAACCAGATCTCATATCGAATTTTATTAGTTGGATCTAATCGTTGTACTTGAAATTCTTTTAAAGTTTCAAAATCTAATGGACTCAGTAATTTCTTTTTTGTAACATATCCAGAATTTGAGCTCAATTGAGGCATTGGCTTTGGTTTTTGAACAATAGGTTTTTCTAGATGTTCTTTAAACAAGTATAGAAGGTCAACGGGGATTTGTGTTAAGTTAATCTTGTTCTCATTAATTTGCTTTTGAGTTGTTTCAACAAGAATTGAAAGACCGTAATTGTTGGCGTCTATTTCAAATTGAGAACTACAAATTTCTTTAAATTCATCTTTAAAATTATTTTTGAATGCATCGCAATAACTGATACATTTGCTCGTCAATCCATCATTTTCGGCTAATTTTAATGTTTCAGCCTTAGCAGCAACTGCTAGAGGTAAAACGAAAACTCCAGACTCAGCGATTCGTTTTGAACAAAATTCTGGAAATTTACCGCAATCAAATGTCATTTGTTTTAAAATTTCATGATTTTTGTTTATGTTCGGGATAATTTTATTGACAACCAAGTCATCAGAACAGATAGCAATTGGACAATTTTGATTCAAATGTGTAAAATAGACCATTAAATTTTCAATGGTATTAATTGCAAAAATGCCCGGTTGACCTGTTGTGTTTCCGTGATATCCTTTTTTTGAATACTCAGTTAAAATTAAAATAAAAAATTCCAAAAATTCATCAGGAATACCCATTCTTCTTAGCAAAGTCAAGAGAGCTGCACTACAGTACCTTCCAACATTTTCATCAAAATTGGTCGTATCAATTGAGGTTGAAGTTTCACTAAAATCCCAGTGTTTCAAGAAAAAAGAATGAAGTGAGGTGTCATTATCTCTAACATAAATTTTTATAGGCAGATTGTTTTTCTTAATGGACTGTTCAATCGTAAAAATTATGTAGTTAAAAATAACTCCTTCCATAGCATTAATAATATCTGTTACTGCTTGTATTTTGTGACCTTTTTTGACAACATTTTTAAGAACGGCAGGTTGTTTTGACAAAAATTGACTTTTTAAAAACCATGAAGGGATTTCATCAATTCCATCTCCTAAATTTCCACTAACAATTAAATTTTTGAGGACAGCAGTAGGTTTTTGAATCTTAGTAACGAACTTTGAATTTAAGGACTTATTCCAAACAGAATAATTAAATTCATCATTTAAATGTAAGTTTGCCATGAAATTATCAACAAGTTTTATAGAGTCTTTGTTTCCAATTGAAGTCAAAATTCCACTTATGTGATCATCAATAGTTCTACTGATTTGAGTGAATCTTTTTAAAACATAATCTGACGTGTTATGTTTTTGTACCAAAATTTGAACTTCCGGATTGTTCATAGCTCTCTCAAATGGATTAGAAAGTTCTCCATCTGCATCAATAGGATCAGGCACAACATTTTCATAAGCTACAGATGGTTCGAATTTACTAGAATAACTTTTGATAGCAGACATATACAAGTCAGTCAAATTTGGGACTGTCATCCAAGAATCTTCAGTAAACGTGTAAAATGCTAATAACTCATCATGGATTTCAGCACACAATTTAAAGTGCTTCTCATTTTTAGGAGCAGAGAAAAAAATCATGTCTGTATGTCTGGTCAATGCAGTAAAAACATCTCGTGAATGCATGTTTGTAACAGCTCGAGTAAGATTAACAACACTTATATTCACAGTTGCACCTTGGGAACTTTTATAAGTTCTTGCAGTTTCTAATCCACTGGATTTAACGTCACGACGAGAAGGAAACAATACCAAATGACTTAAGGTTTTAATGTCATCTTCAATTTCTTTTAGTGATTCAATTTTTTCACAAGCTCCCATTTTAATTTTAGGAGTAATCATTCCTAGAGCTAAAGCATGTGAAGTGGGCATTCGGTAGGTAAGAATCGAGTAAAATATCGGTTTGTCAAAATCTATTATCAATTGGTCAACGAGAGGGGTCATTAAATTCAATTCGTTTTGGTTCACATCAACTGAATAATAAGTTGATTGTCTTGGATCAAAGGTCAAGTATACTTTTGTGTTTGAAGGACAATTGGCCAAAAATGCATCAAAGTAACCTGGAGGGAGTAAAGTAGCATCATCGAAAACAATATTGGTTTTTTTTTCTCCAAATAGACCATTGTGATACGTTTGAACCAATCCTTTGTTTCTTTTTACGGCTTCAGGCATTTTTTTTGTCCAATCTAACATCAAAGCTTCGGTGGCAACAACAATTAAAAAATCGTGAGGGTTTTCTTTACAAAGACGTAAGATAGTTTGAGATTTCATACTACCAGGACAACCAGCAATTATATTAATTTCGACGACCCGGTCATCTTTTTCAGCAATTGATCGAAATAATTTTAGATCAACATCCTTATTTTGAGCGACTTGTAAATAGACAGTACTTTTTTCTTCAGCTCTCAAATATTTCTCCGCTCTTACAGGATCTAATTGAACATTTCCAGTACTTATAATTAAGTTTTCAGGATCGCAATCTTCTGGAACATATGGAATCAACTTAGGAAATCTTGTCAAAAATCTAGCTAAACTGTCACGACCTTTATTGATGATCTTGTTGAACAAAGCGTTTTCTAAGTTTAAATTTTCTCTTAGTTCAGCAATCAGTGGTGAATTGTTAAAAGTAGCTACAGTTTTTTTCAGAGCTTTAGGACCGATTTCAGAAATATAATCAAAAGTTGGTTTAATTTGAATTGGTACAAAATTAGTCTTAGAGCTGTCAAAACAAAATGTTGACTGTGTCAATTCTAATCTGAAATCATTACAATTAGCCATCGTTAAATAATTTTCATACCATTTTGCCTTAAATCCATCACCAAGAAAATTTAAAGTTTTTTTAATAGACTCAAAACAAGCTCCCAACAAAGTACTGTCCAATTTGACGTATGATAAATCTAAATTAGGAAATTTAATTTGATAACTCAATAACAAAATAACATGTGACATATAAATCAAATCACCGGTTTTATTGTCTTCTCGTATTTCAGAAACGTAAGTACGAATTTTAATGAAAATTTTTTCCTGAGTTGGATCTATTAAACTAAGAGCATGTTCTAAAGAGCGTTGAAAGACCAATTTATTTACGATAATATCTTTTTGAAAGCGTTTAAATATTTTTGGAAGAAGAATTTTTTTAGGAAAATTAAATATAACTTTTCGATTACTGTCATCATGAAACCGTTTTTTTGTTATTAATAACAAGTGATGACTTAAATAAGAATTTAGTTTTGTTACCGAGTAACTTAAAGTTGTTTTCCCTTTGATGACATTTATTTGCGATGTTTTCAACCAATTCGTCGATCTTTCGATATTTTGATAATATGAATCTGCAAAATTTCCATCAGGAGCGTAGTTTAAAACACCGTCACTAACTTCAAATTCATACAATAACGGGTAGAATGAACTTTTAAAGCCAAAAGAAGATTCAATAGGATGAATAAATGGACAAAAAACCAATTTAACTTTCTTAAATGTTTGAAATAACCAAGTTATTTCCTCCAAATTGAAATACATTAAGTTTTCATCCATTATAACGCAATTAACATCATGAGGACAATGCGTTATTTCATTAAAACGAATGAGATCTTTTGATTCATTATAGGTGTTAGAGAAGTAAACTGTGCAATTTTTCTTTTCGATAAGTTTCTTTTCCCAATGATTTTTACCCTGAATCACTAAAACCTTAGAACCAGCTGGAATCATATCAATAATTTTAGATCTAAGTCTTTGTCGGAAGAAAGCTGATACTGGGTGATCGTGAGACAGAGTGCGTTGACTACTTAGTTTAACATTCAAAGTGCTTTCTATCAATCGAGTTTGATCCGAAGTAGTAGCCCATGGGTATTCAAGATTTTCTAATTGCAAAGCCTTACTAACTCTTTCTTGAATCATTTTGTCAATATGCACGCGTTGCACATTGCTTTGAACGGTTGCGGAAATTTTATCCAAGGATCCTATGAAATCATTATCAAGAATGGAATTTAAAAAAAAATCCATATCATTCTTGTATTTGAAATCAGAAACCAAGTGATTTTTTGAACTAAAACCACATGATTTTCTGATGACAGAAAAACGAACTGTTTCATATACTTCCTTAAATAAAACCGGACTTATATATCCTGAGAGTTTTGAAATTATTTTCAACTCTTTGTAATTACATGACGCTATTTTAAAGGCTTTTAACCAACAAAAACCTTTGAACGTCGATCTTAATTTCAAAGTTTTGATCAATTTCTTTTTGTGCACAAATATCAAATTACTGTTTTTCTTTGACATCGTGAATCCTTATATAAAA